ATCTCGCCCAAGTTTGCCAAGGACTACGCCACCAATTCGGATAGCGTCAACCGGCTGTTCTATGTCGGCGTGACACGCGCAAAACAGGCACTCCATCTGGTTCTGCCAAAACAACAAGACAAAGGATTCCGGCTGTGAAAACCATGCCATTATTCCCAATGCAGAGTGACTGGGTCGCCCCTGATTCATTTCCAAACTTATCAAACGCAAAGGAGATTGCAATTGACCTTGAAACCTGTGACCCTAACATGGAGTCGATGGGCCCCGGTTGGCCTCGGCGCGACGGGTATGTTGTTGGCTACGCTGTTGCTGTGGAAGGCTGGGCTGGATATTTTCCTGTCGCTCATGGTGGTGGTGGCAATCTGGATAAACGGCGCGTCGAGCGTTGGATTATGGATGTTCTCGCATCCCCTGCTGACAAAATCATGCACAACGCGGCGTACGACTGCGGCTGGCTCAAAGCGTCAGGCTTCACCATCAACGGGAGAATCATCGACACCATGATTGCGGCCCCGCTGCTCGATGAAAATCGATTCAGCTTTGCCTTGAACAGTCTTGGATTCGACTACCTCAAAGAAACCAAAAGCGAAGCAGGACTGAAACAAGCCGCGGGGGACTTCGGTGTCCACCCAAAGAAGGAACTCTGGAAGCTGCCCGCCATGTATGTGGGCAACTACGCCGAGCAAGATGCGGCGCTAACCCTAAAGCTCTGGCAATACTTCAAAGTCAAGCTTCGTCAGGACGATGTGGAGTCCATCTTCGATCTTGAAACGCGGCTCTTGCCTGTCCTCTTGGGCATCACGGAACGCGGCATCCGCTTTGACCGCAATAAGTGTGAGCGGACTATTGACGGGCTAATTAAGCGGGAGAAAGAACTCCACGCAATGATCAAGTCCCAATCTGGGATTGCCGTGGACATCTGGGCCGCTGCCAGCATTGCCAAGGCCTTTGACAAGTTGAACGTGGCATACCCTAAGACCGAGACCGGCCTACCTTCGTTTACCAAGTCCTTCTTAGACGAATGCCCACACCCGGTTGGCAAAATGATTATCGAGGCCCGCGAGACTAATAAGACGCACAGCACGTTCCTCCAGCCCTACCTGAACTTCTCGGCCAAGGACGGGCGCATCCATTCCCACTTCAACCAGCTGCGTAACGACGATGGCGGGACAGTGTCCGGACGCCTGTCGATGAACAACCCAAACCTCCAGCAAGTCCCTGCCCGGCACGAGATTATCGGACCCATGGTCCGAAGCTTATTTTTGCCCGAGGAGGGTCAAATATGGGCCTCAAACGACTTTTCCTCGCAAGAACCGCGTTTATTAGTGCACTACGCCTCATTATTGGACCTACCCGGCGCGGATATCATGGTCGATGCCTACAAAGCCGATCCCGATACCGACTTCCACCAAATGGTCGCCGACATGGCGGGTATCAAGCGTAAAGCCGCCAAGACCATTGGTCTGGGCCTGATGTACGGCATGGGTGTGGCAAAGCTCGCCAACCAGCTGGATTTGACCCACGAAGAAGCCAAGGAACTCATTCACACCTTCCACACAAAGGTGCCCTTCCTCAAAGGTACGGTCAACGCGGTCATGCGCCGTATCGAACATCCCTCTTCCGGTGGTGCCATTCGTACCCTCTTGGGCCGCAAGTGCCGCTTCCCCCTGTGGGAGCCCATGGAATGGGGCAGCAACAAAGCCCTGCCCTACGAACAGGCCAGCATCGAATACGGCTCACGAATCAAGCGTAGCGGGACCTACAAGGGATTGAATAGACTCATCCAAGGATCAGCCGCAGATCAGACCAAAATGGCCATGGTGGCCCTCCACGAAGCCGGGGAGACCCTTCTTCTGCAAGTGCACGATGAGATCGTATTGAGTGTCGCGGACCGGGGACAGGCAGAACGGGCCGCGGAGATCATGGCCAACTGCGTCAAGATGGAAATACCCAACCGGGTGGATGTGGAGATCGGCCCCAGCTGGGGTGAAGCAAAGTGATTAGTACTTCGTTGCCCTGAGATCGCGGCACTTCTTCCGCGCCTCAGGGGTCATGTCAGGATTGAATTCCACCGTGGAGCAAGCCACGGGAACATCGCGTTTAGGAACGGGGACCAAGAACAAAAAGAAAATAAAAGCCACCAGCAGCCCTATCATTGCCAAAATGGTAAATTCAGTTTTCACGCTGCCTCCATCGCTTGATAATTTCCCAGCCAATTAGGCCCATGATAAACACCCGGCCCACCACGGTATAAATAATCCAGAAGCTCATGAGCGCCTCGCATACCGGCGAATCTCTTCCACTGAACGCCCTGTTTTATCATGCAGCCGCATCAATGTATACGCAGAAAGCTTCTTCCCCGCCCGCAGCAAACACACCTGCGCCTTGGATAAAAGCAGAAAATCAGCTAACTGCGTATCGGTTTTGAACTGATGCTGCTCTTTAATCTCATCAAACAGCTCATTCACTATCAGTCTCCGAAAACTTCGTATTCTCCACATACTTCATCACGGAGTATGCATCGATGAACTCCAAGTCCTTGTACTTGAACGTGCCATCCAGTACGTGCTTCGTGACCCGCGCCAGTATCTGGCCATCGCCGTCCACTAGGCAAAGATTACCCCCATTGACCTCGGACCAACGATTCTTTTTTCTCATGAGTTCACCTGCGGCGGGCAAAGGAACTCGATCCGCTCAACGGGCCAACCCGTCCGCTTATGTACCTTCAGGATAAACTCTGCGCTAACCTGATTTGTACCATGACGGAATTTGGACAAGCCACTACGCAGCACACCCAGCTCTTCTGCCATCACGCCATCGCTGGACCATTTGAATTCCTTACGCAACGCGTCCAACAAAGGATGTGGCCAATCACGCAGCGTAGCAGCATTGCCCGTACGGTTACGGTTACCCTTGCGTCCTTTAATCTCTTCTGTCATTTTGCATCCCTATTGTTTTTGAACAAGTAATCATTGCGTACTTCCGTTGGCGGCACCCAGCCATACTTACGCCACACCCCTTGTACATCCGCGCCAGATGTCCAACGGAAGTTATCCAGTGGATTGATATGCTTATCATGCTCCACATCAGGGACCACCAATCGCTCAACGCCGACCACTTTGAATCGCATATCTTGTTTCATCATTCTTCTCCTCATTTAAACCAAAGATAAATGCCATGAAATATACCCACAGGGAACAAGATGGCACCCGCAATCAAAAATCCCCAAAGCCCTTGCGCGAAACACGTGAAAATGTGCGTCAACCACGCGGCCACCGTTGCAAAAACAAGCACTACTCCGAACAAACTATCCATTTGCCTTCTCCTTTTTATTAATTTCCGTTGTCCAAACCGTCCATATCGCGCCTATGGTCCACCGCCAAGGCATCCAAACCCTCATGCACCATGTTCATCCCAAATTCCATGCTCTCAAACCGGCCCTCGTCCACATAAATACGTACGACTGAAGACAGTGCCATGATCAATGCAGGAATCATCACCTTCTGGTCATACTCACCTAGCATCTGTATTGCATAGGTTGCCGCATCGTGGACATCGGCCATGTAGTTTTCAAAGCCCTCGGGCTTCACCCCGCCGCTCATTTGTCTTCCTCGTTCGCTTCGTTGACAACAAACTCCACAAAGTCATCGTAATCAGTAGTCAACAAATCCTCTTTCGACAATCCATACTGATTCAGAATCACTTCACGCAACATCGTCAATGATGCTTGGATTATTTGTTTATTCTCTAATTCAGGTTCTTCCAGCAACTTCTCCAAGATACTCGCCGCTTCATTGGCCACGTACTGCTGATCTATCCAATCATTCTGGTTATCCATCATTTCTCCTCGTTATCCATCAAAAATGCAACCGCCAACGCAATTGCCAATACCAGCACCATCAATCCCGCCCCGATCAGCGCGGCTCCCGTGAAAGTAATCACCTCAAACGTGATCATCTTGCTTTTCCTCCCAATATTGGATTTGATCAAGTCGCGCAATTGCGCTCTTTAACTCACGCCTATACGCATCAACAAGCTTTTTATCTTTAATGTCAAACCAAATACCAGCAACTTCATCCTCTGTTAGTAATTGATTAAAACTAATCATTTCATCAATAATGTGTTGAAAACTAAATTCAACTTTCAACTCCATGAAATCAGCACGGTCATCGTGCCAATCCAATGGAATCTCTGAACCATCATTCCATAAGCATATGTAAATAGATAAATTACCGTTTTCATCTAATTCATCAAAAATACATTCATCTGAAATAACAATTGTTCTCTGTGTCATCTTGTTCTCTCCTTTAATGATTTAGGTATCTTCGGCTTCGGGCACCAACCGATACAATCGTCCGTCCACACACCAATAATGCACACGCCCCCCGGATTCAACAGCAACATACTCGTAGCCTTTGGGGGCGGCTCGATCCGCGGATCGCGGAAATACAACTGGTCCGTTGTCGCTTGAGGAAACTTATCCATTCTTTTCTTTCAACTTGGCTTCTATCTTGTCAATCAACTCGCGTGTGTAACCTTTGATCGGTGCCCCGCCCCACGGCCCGATAATTTCTTTGATCTCCTCATCCGTCAGCCCTTGCCATTCTTTTGGTAGGTTGTATTCGTGTTTCACGTAGACCATTAAATCGGGGTTGTTTGGGTCTGGTTTAAGTGGCACTGTTCTTCTCCTTTAACTTGGCTTCTGCCCATTCTGCACCGGCAATATAATCTGCGCTGCGCTTCCCAATAATCCAATCCTCATCCGTCAGCCCTTGCCATTCGCGCTGTGGTGGGGCGGTGTAGAGTGGCTCCCAGTTGCCTTCCGTTGGTTTGCCGACGATTTTGATTGAGATTTTGTTGTCAGGCAGTTTACAAAACCAAGCCACAGGCTCCTGTGGTGTACAGGTATGTATCTCAGCCGGGTTGACTTCTCCGCATCGTTCGCATTGTTTGTCAGTCATAGCTCCCCCGTATTTGCAACAAAAGCAAAGCCCGACATTGCGCCTATCGGCATAAATACTGCCACTATAAAGCGAGCATCTTTAGTCCAATCCGTTGTGTTGAAGCTGGCCTCAACGAATGCGCCCAGTAAATACACGCACAGCACACCAACTATGCCGCCAATTATTAGTTTCATCCCTGCCCCCTTTCTGTTTTTGCCTCTTCCTCCAATTGTTCAAAGGCGTAGTCGGGTACTTTATCTCCCTCTTTTTCCCGTTCGCGTAAAAAATCTATCGTCTCCTGCGCGGTTTTGAACTGATGCTCTCCCGCCCCTGACCAAACTTCGTAATAACCGCCAACGTGGTAATAACAATAGATGTCTGAGTCCGTACTTAGTCTGCAAAAACTCATCCCTGCCCCCTAGTCAGGAAATACTTGTCAAAACTCTCCCCCTCATTGCACTCAGGACAGCACTGCACCGTACCGTCAGAACAGGTAGGATCGCCCGCAGTCGGTATCTCGTCCCACTCACAGATGTACCCGCAGAACTCACAACGGCCCACGGCCAACCCCTCAATAGTCACCGTGTCCATGTCACATCACCATCATCAAAACGGCCGTGTACAACATCACAGCGCAATACAACACACACAAAATCTCATAGCCATAGTTCTTCATACCAGTCTCTCCCCTATCTCATGATCCAACGCGGCCCGCAGACCACGGTCCAAATGTACCCGCTCATCCATCTCAGGCCAATATTCACCGTTAGAATTGAGTACGTCAAACGTCACATCTGTGAAGCCGTAGTAATCTATGTCACTGTCCCGTACCGAAAAGTTGGGACGAGCGTATTCAAAGTGGATAACCCCGAGTACACACAATTGCTCATCAATTTCGGTAGGTATCTGGTAAATGTATTTGGAACGTCTGGTAAGCATTCTCTATCCTTTCTAGTTATGTATAATTCGCGTGATTTGTTACTAGGATTATGTGCCGTGCGTCACGGAACAGGTGGTACGGAGTGATTGTAGTGTACAAGAAAGAGTGATGCAAGGGAAAATAAAGGCTGTTTTTAGATCAAAAAGTTATAGAAAATCGGTTTCTTATGCATTTTGAGGGTTCCCTATAGAACTTTTTGGGGTCATGTATGTTTTTTTATTTTTTTTTGTGAGATTTGCCGTAATAGACGTAATGCCGTAATAAGTGAGGATACATGCGGGTTTTCAGCTAGTCGGCAACATCACGTTTGTATTTTAGAAACGTAAGAAAATCAAATTTTCAGGGGGGTTCCGCGAGATAGTTTTTTTTGATCCAAAAATTATCATGACCCCAAAAAAAGTCTATAGGGCCACTTTGTTCTCTGGGGTTGTTTTCTTGACACATTGGTTAGGGGTGGGTACACTCCGGACATACTAGTTACAGGGGTTTTAAAATGTACGCAATAGACCGAGATATTGACCTGCCAGCGTCCCGGACGCGCTATCCGTTCTCTGAAATGGAACCGGGGGATAGCATCCTGTTCCGGGACGAAAAGAAAGCGGCCTCGGCCCGCGTAGCGGCCGTTAGATACGCTCAAGCGCATTCCCCGGCATGGGGGTTTACCCTGAGGCGCGTTGAAGATGGCTGGCGGCTCTGGAGAACCAAATAATGGCAAAGAGGGATGTCTGGCAAACGCCGCCAGTAGTCCAGCAGAAGTCGGCTAACCGGATGGCCACCAAGGTTGCTCCGCTGTCGAAGCAGAAGACCTTGAAGCCCAAGGAATGGAAGTTCGTTCAGGAATATGTGTCTGGGGATGGCCGGGTGACGTTGAAAGAAGCGGCTATCCGTGCTGGCTATAATCCGTCGAATGCTTCGGTGCGGGCGTGGCAGCTGACTAACCCTGACATGAACCCGCACATTGTGGCTGCGATACAGGCGTACAGGGCCGAATTAGCCTCGAAATACAATACGTCCTATGAGCGGCACATGAAAGACCTTCAGATGATTCGTGATAAGGCTCTGGAGGCGGGTGCTTATGCTGCTGCTGTTCAGGCCGAGTATCGCCGCGGGCAAGCTTTGGGCACGATTTATGTCGAGCGTAAAGAGATACGACACGGCACTATCGATTCGATGTCTAAAGAGGAAGTTCAGCGCAAGCTTGATGAGCTGAAGAAACTTTACGGCGGGCCTCCACCAACAGCGATTATTGATCTAAAGCCCTCGGAAGTTCGCGAGACGGTAGACCGGGAGAAGGACCCTGCTTTTGAGTCGCCTGTTCCGGAACCTGCCCCGGATGTTTTCGAAATGGACCCGGAAGATGGCCCGGAAACCTGAGGCGGTTTTCTCTGATTACATCCGGGAGCATTTGCTCGGTGTTGATATCTCCCGGGTTGAATCAGTCGCCAATTTGGGTTTCCCTGATATGGTCATTGCCAATAAGGAAACAGGCGCTGTTGGCTTTTTAGAAAACAAGGTTGTCTCCCGCGGTTTGAAAATTGGCTTGCGCCCGCATCAAGCTTCGTTCCTGTTTCGTCATTGGTCTTATGGCTGCGCGGCTTATTTGCTGGTAAAGCATTTGCCTATCGGTAAGCGAATCGGGATAGTGAATCTCTATCATGGTGGCCAAACGCTGGACTTGATAGAAAACGGCTTGCGCGTAGACCCGGTGGCTCGGTGGCCGTCAAATGGTGTTAACTGGGAAGCAATAAGAGACTATCTATCGGGGGCGGTTAGACCATAGAAAAAATCTACTAGAATTCCTGCGCGGTAATGCTAGTATATAGCGGTGCTGGGGAGGCCCGGCAAATAGAGAGGATAGAGAAATGCTAAAAACTGTCGCAGTATCAGCCAATAAAAAAACCGGTCCCATTGCCGTCACCTATAGATCAGGCGAACATGAAACATACGGCACGTGCCCGAAAACCTGTGGCTTACATCCAAAAAGCGAAACCGGAACGACACAAATAGATCAGGAATATTTGTCCGCAATATCTGATGCGGTTCCGCGTGGTGGTAAGGCGTGGACTTATTCGCATTTTGATGCGAGTGCTTTGCCTGTTCCCGTTCCCGGCAAAACCGTTATCAATGCATCGTGTGATACCGCTTCGGAAGCCCTCGTTGCTCACTCGCTGGGGCGCCCTGCGGTATACGCTGCCCCGGTCGATACACAATGGCCGCAGCGAATCGCTGGTGTTCAATTCCTGCGCTGCCCTGCTGAATTGTCGGACACTTTCACGTGCCAGCAATGCGGTAATGGGGACCCGCTTTGTGCCCGCGGTGACCGGGATTATGTGATTGTTTTCGTTGCGCATGGTACGGGTAAAAAGCGAGTCGGCACTGGTGACGGCGGCTGCTATGCGGCATCCGGCCCCACTGCGATACAGTGGCACGGCACGAAAAAAACGGGCGCGGCGAATGATGCGGAAGCGTTGCGGGCCTTTGCTCGTTCCCTGCCGCCGGGCTCGTTCCTGCGTCATCATGTGGCGGGTGATGTTGGCCGCGAGGTGGCATGATGTTTATATTCGCGGTATTAATAATTTTTGTTCTATGGTGGCTGGTGGAATTTTTCGATAACGGGTGAAATAAAAGCTTGACGTGCCGGACGGGAACAGATAATATTAGTCCATCGTTCGGTTGCGAACGATTCAACCTAAATAGAGAGGATAGAGAAAATGGCTCACATGATCGATGAAACTACAGGCCGCGCCGCGATTGCTTACGCTGGCCGCACACCATGGCACGGACTCGGACAAGCGTTGTCCGCTGGTGCCGATATTGATACGTGGACTCAGGAAGCCGGGCTCGGTTACACCGTGGAAACTTCGGATGTTCATTACACAACCCCGGCCGTCACTGGTTTTCAGGCATGGCCGGATCGCAAAGTGCTGACCCGCAGCGATACTGGTGCGCCGCTGGCAGTAGTGAGCAAAGATTACCGCGTTGTCCAGCCGGGCGAAATAATGGATTTTTTCCGCAAGCTTTCGGATGTCGGCGGCTTTGAAATGGAAACCGCGGGCGCGTTGTCGCATGGCCGCCGGGTGTGGGCTCTGGCCCGTGTTGGCGATGGTGCCCCGGTTGTCGATGGTGACCTAGTGAAACCCTATTTATTGCTCGGCACGTCCTACGATGGAACGATGGCCACTATTGCAAAATTCACTGCGATTCGCGTGGTTTGTAATAACACGATAACCCCGGCCGTGAACAGTACCGCGGATGAAACCGACAAGGGGTATCTGAAATCGAGCGTTCGGGTTTTGCACTCTGAGCGATTCGATGCTGACGCTGTCCGCTTGCAGCTGGGCATCGTTGCGAATCAATTCGAGCGTTTTATGGTGCAGTCGCGCCAGCTGTCGCACATCCCGATGACCGCTTCCGATTCTGACCTGTTCGTGCGCGAATTACTCAAGCCCTATCACACGAGCAAAATCGATTTGAGCGAAACCCGGGCATACAAGCGAGTGATGGACCTGTTCGAAAACCGTAAGGCTATCGGCTCCGACATCCCGGGCGTTGCCGGTACTCGCTGGGCGATGCTCAATGCAGTGAC